TTAAAGCTCCCGTAGTTAGTGCATCTCCAGCTTGTCCACCAATAAGGGTGTTTTGTGTACCCGTGGTGACTGCTCCACCTGCGGAATGACCAACTGCTGTGTTATATGAATCAGTTTTTGTGGTAAAGTTTTGTGCGCCTAACGCACTTGAACCAATGGCAATATTTCTATCGCCCTTAGTATCCGTAGCTAAAGCGCCTGTTCCAACTGCAACATTTGAATCACCTTCAGTAAGGCTATCACCTGTATTTGCCCCCACTAAAGTGTTAAAGATACCCGTGGTGACGTTCGCACCTGCAAGAAAACCTACTGCTACGTTGTTACTATCTGTAGCTGTAGTAAAGTTTTGTGAGGTTAAAGCGGCATAGCCAATAGCAACAGAACGACTACCTAGAGTATCGGCAATTAAAGCATTAGAGCCAAGAGCTACATTGAAGTCTGCATCAGTAAGAGAATCACCTGCAAGACCCCCAATGAGGGTGTTGTTTACGCCCGTGGTGACTGCCAGACCAGCATGATAGCCAACAGCCGTGTTGTAAGTATCTGTAGCTGTGGTGAAGTTTTGAGCATTTAGTGTGCTAAATCCCACCGCAACAGACGTACTACCTAACGTATCTGCTGTTAAAGAGGCTGTACCTACAGCGGTGTTATTAGCACCTTCCGTAAGAGCATCGCCTGCTGCTGCACCAATGCCTAAATTATTAGATGCCGTGGTTACAGCAAGTAAAGCATCATTGCCTAACGCTGTATTTTGGTCACCTGTAGTTAATGCTTCACCAGCTTGAGAACCAACCAAACTATTAAATCGTCCATCGGTCATTAGTTTGCCCGACTGATAACCAACAGCAACATTAAATCCATCAGCACCAGCATTTAATGTAGTTAATGCTTCGTAACCAATGGCTATGTTTTTTCCATGAGCGTCTTCTGTTGCTAATGCTTCAAAGCCAATGGCAACATTTCTATCACCAGTTGTAATCGCAGTACCAGCCTCATCGCCCAAGACCACGTTTTCGTTACCGCCAGAGGCTATTGAGTTACCTGCGTTGACGCCGAGGCGTAGGTTGGATGTACCAGAAGTTGTGGAGGAATAATCACCCGTCACGGCAACATCTCCAGCAACAGTCAGATCGTCATCAACCAGCAAGTCCACTACGTTAAGCGTGGCAAAGGCATCGACAATAGCCGCTCCAGACCCCGCCCCGTTAGAATAAACTGACTTGGTTTGTCCCGCCGGGATTGTAACGTTAGCCCCAGATCCTTGAGATATGATGATGTTCTGGGAACCAGAGGTGGCGTTCTCAATAAACCACATTTTACTGACCGTGTTTGGCCCTAATGTTATCGTACAGGCCGAATCCAAGGTTCCTGTGTACTTTAAGAACAACGCACGGCCGGGGTCAGAAGCTCCGTCTGCAATTGTTGTTGCGTGTGTGTCGGCGTTAGTTGTAATCGCCTCAGTACCAAAAGCAAACGCTTCCGCAATTAATTCTAGGTTAGTGTTAGTGGTATCGCCCCAAGTTCCCGACTGTTCGCCGGAACCTATTTCCTCTAACCGTAAGTCGTTTGTATATACACTTGCCATGTTATTATCCTATGCTACGCGGCCGTTCTCAATATTAGCCCAAGAAGGGTTTTGAGAAGGCGCTATGTTTAAAAAGTTGGGGTTCTGATCTGGAACAATTTGACCCCAAGGTGGGTTTGTTAAAGTTCCTACTACCCCAGTTGCACTTACCCCTGTGACGGGAACATTGGCATTACCAACTGTCGCCGTTGTTGCACTGTTGACCGAAGCAGTCATCGTTACCATTGTGTTGGTGGTAAAGAAACTACCTAAAGCCGAAGTTCCCGCAACGCCCGTAACGGTAACATTAGCCTTTCCAACAACAGTAACAGATCCAACTGCGCCTGTCCCTACTACTGCGCCTGCTTGCCCAAACGCATCCCCTTCAATATTGGGTGCAGCGTTATTAACCGAAGCGGTTGCCGTTACATTATAGGCAACATTGGTATTCCAAGTTCCGGTGTTCCACCCTTGGAGGGAGCTATTCCACCCTTGAAAGGCTGCAACCGGATCGGCCACTAGGCTATCCGGATAATCGCGTTAGAAGCATCGGCAGTAGGAAAAACAATGGTGAAGTCGCCGGAACTGGCTGCTTTATCCGCGCCAAAGTCCAGAACACAAACCGTTGGATCGCCAGTAGCCGCTTCATTAAATATTAAAGCACCCCTAACGGCCGATATTGTAACCGTTGAAAAAACCTCATCTGCAAAATCTGCCAGAGCAGTTGTTCCACTAGCCACGGGTGTTACACTGGTAAGGAAGTTTCCTTTAGCTGTGTAGTTCGTGCCGCTGACCTCGTTGCCAGAGGTGTATGCAGTAGTTGCAGCGGTAAACGTAGCACTGTTGGTGTACAGAGCTAATTTAAACTGGTCGCTTGCTGCTGTAAAATTGTGAACACCCTTCATCAGTTCTACTTTGAACGAGGTGCATAGAAAGTTGCCGTTAAAAGCCATTTACATTTTCCTTATATATTCGGCCAACTTTAGCTGACCAGCATCTTTTATTGCATTATATACTGTAGTTCTGTCGCTTTGAATAGCCTGTTTCATATAGATAGCCACAAGCTTCTCTACATCGTCTCGATATGCAAGCGCTTGATCCCGTATTTCAGGGGGCGCGGTTTCGGAAATACTTACAATTTTATTTACGCAACGCTTTGCAGTCTCTTCAGGAGTAAAACCACGGTTGTCTGTAGTTTCCACTCCCACCTTAAAATCATTAGACATTTCAACGCCAAAAGACATTTCGTTCATTGTTTTTGCCTCACCACTGGTCCGGTTCTGTACTCATCTGTAACTTCTTTGCTCTCGCCAAGTAGCTTGAGACCCATAATAGCCTCAACAAAACGCTTTTCGTACAAGACCTGCATGTCCTGTTCACCCTTCATATACACATACGCTTCCATCAAGCTTCCGTACAAAATTGCTAAATCTGCATTTTCACTGATCCACGTTGTAGTAATGTCAGGCACTATCTTTTCGGAAGTTGTTCCGCTGGGAACGTTGTTAACTACCGCAACAGCGCCGCTGGTGTTTCCAACCAAAGCTGTTCCAGAAGCGGCCGTTCCTCTAGGGTAAGCATCCGTCAAACCCGCAGGAAAGTTAGCGGTTAAGGTTGTGTTACCCGTTCCGGTGGTCCCGGTAACGATAAAAGAAGAGTTTTCAGTAGAAGAAGTTGCCCCCGCAGGAGTTGCAATTATTGTTTCTCCCGGAGAAAAAACAGTTCCACCAGTATAAGCCACCGAAAACGTAGTCTGACTTTTGGTCAAGCTGGTTGGACGGTAGAAATAATGTATTTCAGCCGCATAGCCACTGTCCGGAGTGGGGCTTAGAATCAAATTGTTAAGGTCATACTGAGCATAGTAACGAGGAGGGCCCGTTACTGTAGCATCTGGGTTAAAAGACTGCACAAAGTTAGAGTCTTTGAAGTCTAAGAACACAACGTTGCCAGAACTGTTGGTGAAAGACAAAGCAAACGGCGCTAAGAAGTCGCTTGGAACCCCTAAGAACTTATTGGAAGCAGACATTGCGCCAGCGTCGTTCTTTTGGAACAAGCTTAGTTGAACGTTCTTTAAGATACGCTCTTCTGTGTTTTTAATGAAAACAGGAAGATTACTTACAAACGTTGTTTCATCGTTTTCCGTGTAATCCAGTATGGCCTGTTTTAATGTAGTATAAGTATAGCTCATGATGTAACCACCGTAACAACTCCTGCAAAACCAAACGCCCGTGTTGGTCTGGGCTGCGGTGCTTCTACTAAGGGAATCCCGACATAAACGTCTAAGACCTCTTTTTTATCTGGACGGGCATTTTTAAGGGCTTGGGGATCTGTGGCTTTGCGAAAAGGCCCTAGTTGAGGTTGTTTAGCTTCAAACTCATCCCTGCCAACAAGCAGACCGTTCCACTCTTCGCGCATGTCTTTATAACGATACCGGAAACCGGATCGGTCAGAAATTGCAAAAGCGTTTTTGCCTATTGCAAACTTACCCATTAGCCTACCCTATAATAATCGTACTTCGGAACAACGTTAAACGATGCCCGGTCACGATCTTCAGTCATAGCGCGTTCAAACTCTTCTTCATACATAGCTTTTAACATCTGAACACGATTAGGAGCCCGCTTTACCGAAATATAATAAGCCAACCCTGCGGCCAAACATGGATAAAACCTAAACGGCATGTCCATATTGTTTATAAAGGTATCAGCATCGTCCATGCGTGTAAGAGCATTGTAAAAAATAACATCAGTGTCGTTTTCTGGAGTAGGCCAAATCCTTAAAATCGGCGTAACCTGACGATCTAAAAAGAATTGGTTAGGCCGAGACTGAGTGGTCTTGTTAGGAATATTAATATAGTCATCTCTACTTAACCTAGACAAAGCAAAGTCTGTCCCGTCCCGCCGAACTACCACAGACAAAATATCTATATTGCTTCTTACGTTAAAAAAATCTACCGCAGAAGTTACAGTTGTACTAGCACCACTTGTTTCACCTACAATAGTTTCACCCGCAACAAATGTCCCTGAAGGTATAGTTATAGCAAAAACAGTAGCAGAAGTAGCACTTGTTAGTGAAGCAGTAGCACCACTTGTTACACCTGTAATATTTTCACCCAATCTAAAAGCGTTAACAGTCCCTACTGTCATATTTAATATTCCGGCAGGATAATCAGCAATACCTGTAACTAACGGCAAAGATACCTGCTTAATAGTCCACTGATTTAAACCCCGGTTAGCCCATTCGGCAAGCATCAGGTTTAAAGATCGTTTGGCGGATTTAAGGTCGTAACCCGTTCTAACCTCTAAGCCACACCGCTCAAAAGCTTCTTCAATATAATCAGCTACATCAAGATCAAAATCTACGCTATTAGAAACCGCCATCTCATTCCTCGCTGTAAATATTGTCAAATATTTGGGTTACATCTAATGTATAGTCTAAATCAGATTTAGAATAATGTACATGCTGCGAAGGTTTGAAGTCTGGAGCGCCTTCTCCGGTTTCAAACCACGCAGGGTGAGTTACCCGCACACGATTGTTAGGTAACGCTACAATGTTTCCGGTCCACTCATCAGCATCTAATAGCTGCATAACATGAGCTTGTTTGTGTTGAGCCGGATCATCTGCAACGTCGGTATCTGTGTAATCAACGGTAAACATATATTTAGCAGGGAAAAACCTGCCATCTATCTTCGCCATCCAAGGACAAGGAGTAGCCCTGTCTAAGGTATATACAGCGTGTGTATGTGAAGGGCAGTCCCAAGGTTGTGCCTCGTGTACAGCCATAGGCTTGGGCCAATCTTCTAAAGGCTCATCTGCAACCAAGGCAGTTATAGGCATACGAGCCCACATTGCACCGCCATGAACATTAGCATCGCCGTCCTCATCAGCTTCGCAACCCGTAAAGATTACTTGAAAGCTTAAACAACGGTTGGGCATTGTTGTTACGGCAATGACCATA